TTATACATTTACATTTTTTATTTTATTAAACTGCAATGCTTGAAGTTGCGCCCGAGATAAATAACTTTGTTTTGTTTCATTTGATTCATATCCTTGTGGAATTTTATTTGAATGAATTGTATCAAACACAAACGGACCATGGTTTTTATTTAAAACCTTATTAAATTCAATATCTACATTTTGCTGTAGTGCTATTTTTTTATTAGAATTCATAATCGACGTTGCGTTATTTACAAGAAATTGTCTATATTCTTCATTTGATGAAATGTTATTTTGTTGTTGTAATTTTTTTTCAAAAAATGCGTTTGGAACATAATTAGATACAAATCTAGCATCTTCCATAATAATTGGTTGTTGATTCATATAGTAAAACCCTATATTTTTTTATTTTATAATAAACATTTAATTTGAAATATCTGCAATTTCTGTGCTCGAAACTTCAATCACATCAGAATTATTTTCTGGTTGCAAAGAAACAGAAATATCGACCGGTTCAACGGGAGTTACTTCGACTGAAAGAATTGTTTCGGACAATTCAATTGGTTCGGTTAACCCAGTTTCTACGTCAGTTGACTTATTCGAATTCATAACTAAATCAATTAATTCTTTTTTTTTAATATTTTTTTTTGTAAATGGAATACCTTTGTTTTCTAACAATGAACGAAGTTCTTTAATTGTTAATTTTTCAACAGATGATAAGTCAAGTGGGTAATCTTCTTTATTATTGTCTTCATAATTTATTTTTTTTATCTCAATATTATCTTGTACAATAAGATTTTCACCTTCATCGTTATCGTCATCTTCATCACTATCGCTTTCGCCGTCGCTATCGCTCTCGCTCTCACTCTCACTCTCAACGCCGCTATTATTATGCATGGAATCACTTGTCTCATTATTTAATTGTGTCAGATCTAAATTATTTAACATACCATATGTCCCACCAGATTGCAATGGTAATTGATCTGATACAGATGGTTGATTATTTTGTACCAATTCAAATAATATTTTTGCTTGTTCCGACTGTGCAACTTCGAGAGTATCGATTTTACGTTTAAAATAAAAACAAATCATGGCAACAAGTAATAAATTTACAAGAACCCCAATAAAAAAACTAGTTATATCCAATATGCTCGAAAAACCGCTCATTATTAATTTATAAATCAATATTATATTTAAATGACTTTTTAAACGAATAACTTAACTTTTTTTTTTCAATAATTCATCTGGATAATCTAAATTTTGAAGAACTTGAAATCCGCCATGAACCTCGCTAATTCCATCTATTAATTTATACGTATATTTGATATCATCGCCTTCATTCACGATAACATTCATTTGTTTATTTTGAATGACTGTATCATTTTCATATTTTTTACAAAGTTCTAAATAATGAGTCGTCAAGACATAATCAACATTGGATTTATATTGATTCATACCGTTTAAATAGACATTTGCACATAATACAGCGTCATTTGGATTTGTTCCACTATAAATTTCGTCAAATATACATAAATGTTTTTTATTCTTTTTTTCTTGTATGAATTCATAAATATCTTTACATCTTCTTGCTTCTGCTTGAAATAAACTATCGCGATTGGATGTATCTGGTATATTTAGGTAAGAATGGAAATAATCATACATATTTAATTTACATTTTTTATAACAACCAAAACCAATACTCTGAGATAAAAATAAATTAATAATCGTTGATTTAATAAGAGTTGTTTTTCCCGAAGCATTTGGTCCTGTAATAATTATATTTTTATTCATATTAATTGTGTTTCTTATATTGGATTCGTGGATATGGGGAAGATAATACATATCTTTTATTTTTGTTTTTTTAGTTGATTTTATATATTTACAAGGGGATAGTTTTTTATTTTGAATATAATAAGACAAATTTCCGGCGTCTTGATTGTATTGATTTAAATACGTTAAATACATAATCGTATCATAATATTCATTGTTATAAAATAAATCAAAATTACATTTTAATAATAAACCAACTTGTCCATATTTAATATATCTTTTTTGTTCCTTTTTTAATGTAGAAATTGCGATACTCATATCATGTATGTTTGATTGATAGGATAACATTTTATCGTTGAATTGTTCAAATTCCTTCAAATTTTTTGTTTTAGAATGTATTGTTTGAATTAATTTACTTCCTTCGCTCAAAAATGTATTATATTTTTCATTAAATTCTATAATATAGTTTGTATTTTTGTAGAACTGAATACATGAATTTATATTCTGATACACTCCCATACCATAAAAAAATAAATAAACACATGAGTATAATTTAGTTTGCATAGATCCTTTTCGAAAATTTAATAAATTTTTAATTATATTATTGTTTAATATAATCTTTTTTACAAATTTCATGTAATCACCAAATGACATTTTTATACCTTTAAAATAAAATATAAAATAGGGCGTAATAATTCCAATTAATGGAGATAATAAGGAAAGTAATGGACTACAAATATTATAAAGAGCAAGTATCTGTAAAAAAGAAATCATTGTATTTAAATAAAAAAAACGACGAAATTGGATATACTGATATTTACTTAGGAAATTTTGTTCATTTTTAAATTGAATATATTCTTGTGCAAATAAATGCATTTTATTTTGGATTGGTGAAAAATTTTTTAAAAATGTTTGATTGTCTTTTAAAAAATATTTATTTGTAGTATAAACAGAACTCCATTTACCAAGTAATAATGACTCTTTGTCGTCTACATTTGTTTTTAATAACGTGGAGTATAAGTTTGAACTACCATTAAACTCAATATCATTTTTTACAGTTTCGTTTAAAGTATTTGTGTTTGTATATTCTATTGGGGTTTTAAAATCATATTGCGTTAATGAAAAATTATTTTCGGTATCTTCGTCTTCTACGAATTCTTGTTTGTATAAACTATTATATTTATCAAATAGTTGTTCCATTAAACTATATAATAATTGTTTTTTTATACTTGAACGAATGAAATTAACATATAAATACATTTAAATAATAATTTATAGTAATAATAAGAATGGTACATAGTGAAGAAATTTCTTTAAAAAAATTCACATATGAACAATTTATGGAAATATCAAATTCAATTGACCGTAATGAAAAAAAATTGCCGGAAGAATCTGCGAAAATTATAAAAAACGTTAAGAATAAATTAAAGATTAAAGATTTTCAGGATGGTTCTCATGATAGTATGTTTGAACCGATTATTGTAAAAAAGAAGAGGGAAATTATAAATGATTTATATAAAGTATTAAATAAAATAACAAACAAAACATATGATAAATTCAGTGAAGAAATTATACATATTATAGATAAATTAAATGATAATAATTCGAACAAAACTGATTTTATTTCTAAAAAAATTTTTGAAATTATAAGCAATAGTTCAATCAATAGTAATTTATATGCAAAATTGTGCAAGGATATTATTGAAAAACATCCATATTTTAAGGAATTGTTTACCGAAAATTTACAATTATATTTAGATAATTTTAAAAATATTGAATATATTTCTCCTAATGAAGATTATGATAAATTTTGTTTGTATATTAAACACATTGAAAAAATGAAACATTTTACATTGTTTATGGTTCAATGTATGTATTTTACGATTTGCGAGTTGGATAATATTATTGATCTTTTATTGTATTTCCAAGACCGTTCGTTAGAAACGTTACATTTAGCAGAACATATTGCAGAAAATGAACAAATTACAGATACCGTATTTATAATTATAAAGGAAATTATAGATTTTGCAATGGTTCATGAAAAATGGGGACAAATTTTATCAAATCATACAAAATTACACCAGTTTAATGGTGCAGGAAAAAATAACAAAATTCGATTTAAATTGATGGATATTGAAGAATGTATAGAAAAGAATAAATAGATAACACAATATAAATAATATTTTTATATACCATATATGGCTGTGAGAATTACATCAGAACTTGAATCGACACAAACGTATGATTTTTTATTTGATAATGATAATAAATTAGACGAACAAGACATAGACGTTGAAACGGATTTACATGAAATAGATATTTTCGGAAATAATCATCATATTGCGATGGGTGCACAAAAAACACACCCCGAAAACAGTGATTTATTTTACTATATTGCTTATTTAATTTTTGATTCAAAAGTTGTTTCCAAAATTGGAGTTTATGAAACCGATAAACGCCTTGAATCAATGACACATCGAACAATGAATTTTGCCTTACACGATTTGTTGGTTGATTCTCATTATTATAAAAATCCAAATAGTTTAATGGCATTTGTAAATACAAAAACAAATAAAGACAAAGGAAAAGATAATGGAAATGAAGAAGAAAAAGAAACAAAACCTGAAGAAGACGAAGACGAAGAAGAAGGAGAAATTGATAATAACAAAGAAGAAGGAGAAATCGATAATGACGAAGAACAAAAAACATTGACTCTACAAGATTGGTTGAACATAGAGATAAAATCGATTCAAAATCCGAAGATAAATAGAGTATATAATATTTTAAGACAATTCAAAAAAAATCAAGAATTATTTGATCCAGAATTAGATGAATCTTTTAAAGAATTTGTTGAAATAAATCCGTCTACAAAAAAAATAGAAATTACGGATAAATTTTATTTTAATGACAAGAATTATAAAATCACAAAATCGATTATAATATTGTATGAATATGTACTAAATGTTAAATTTATTATAATAAACGCAGACGGAAGTGTTTATAATTTTAGTATATTAGATTCATTAAATGAAGAAAAGATGAACCAGTATTATGATATTAAAAATAAGGAAAATTTAAAAAATTTATCAGCGTTTAAAAATTTTAACCCACTTCGAATTGTTTTACTTAGAAAAGACGCAGAAAAATATATGTTTATTCGAGAATTGAATTTAGAAGACAAATCAATTGTATCAGAAGATGATAGTTTATTAAAAAAAATAAAAATTGCGTTTGATAGTAAACCTAGAGAACACAATCGAGTAGACGCCACATCATTTGCTGCATTGAAAGAAAGTTTTAAGGCATTGAATACAAATAATGAAGAAGAACCACGAACACCAAGTGGTCCTCCTCCAAATGCATTAAACGTAAATGCAGGTGGCGCTGCTGCTGCTGCGACTGAAGAAGTTCCTAACGAACAATCTACGGTAAAGAAAATAAATAATTCCATAAATATAGGATTAGGTTCCAAATCTCTTCAAAATAATGTGTAAAAAATTGAAATAAAAAAGAAAAACAAATTTAATATACAAATATGGATTCACTTCCTGTCGAACTTGTTTCAAAAATCACATTATATGCACATCCAAGGATAGACCCCAAATTAAAACGTGCAATTGAAGTTGCGTCAGTTCATATGATTATACAAAATATAGATAAACAATGGAATAATCCCACGATAATGCATAATTCTTATAATTGGAATGCATTAATAAACGACAATATTTCATTTTATGACAAAGAAAAAATAATAACACATTTAAAAAACTGCGGATGTTGTGAACGCCACTCTAAAAATATATACGGTAAAAATGTAATACATTGTGAAAATATATGTGGTTGTCATACATTAAAACAGTTTCATAAAAAACAAACATGGGGTGGTAAATCATGTAGGTGTTGGTGTAGACATATGATTCGACATATTATATATTAAAATACATTTATAAAATGTATTTTAATGTGTTATCGTGCAGAATATAAAAATATTTTATTATTATAAAATAATGACTACTCGTAAAAAATCAAATATTCCAAAATATGTCATTCATAAAAATATGAACGACGATATCATGAATTTATTAAAAGAACATTTGGATAATATGACAAATCCATATGATGATAAAAAAATGTCAAAACGTATTTTTGATTGTTTAAAAGATTCTTTTAAAGAAAGTCAATCAATCCATCATGATTATACATTAACCGATGCAAAACCTATAAAACATAAAGCGGGTCCTTTTTTTGATAATAAAATTAGAAACCACATTGTTGATACTTTACATTATCAGTATAATATTACATTTGAATATAAAAATGTTGAATTTTATATTCATATTGTTTTTTCAGAAAAAATTAGTATTCAAGAATATTTAAAATATATCAAATGGGTGATTTGTCTTTGTTTACTGAATGTAGAAAATGAAAAAAAAGAAATTATGACAATAACATTATATTTAACATCGTTAGAAAAAGGTATATCTAGTCAATTTGAAAATAAAATTATACCTATTCATATAAATAGTGGATTTACGAAAACATTTGAAAATATAGATATATGTATTTTTCGAAAAGAAGAATGGTTAAAAGTGTTAATTCATGAATGTTTTCATGCATTTAATATGGATTTTCACGAAGAAAAAATTAATTTTAAAAATTTATTTCAAACTTCTTTTTTTATAGATTCTAACTTTTTAGTATTTGAATCATTTGTTGAATTTTGGGCGCGCGTCTTAAATTGCGCTGTTTTTTCGTATATTATAAAACCAAATATAAGAGAAGTAGAATTTCATACTTTATTTACATTAAATTTAAATCTAGAACGTATTTTTTCAATGATTCAGGCGAATAAAATATTAAATATATTTCAATTAAATTATTCCGACATTGTAAATAAAAAAAAAGAATCGGTTTGCAAAGCAATATATAAAGAAGATACAAACGCATTTTGTTATTATATCATTACATCTATTATGATGAACTTTTTTGATAAAACATTACAATGGTTTGACGCACATAATACAAATTTATTTTGGTTTGATAAAAATGAACGTCAAGTTGTAATTTTTTGTCATTATTTAAAACAACTTTCAAATAAACCCGAGTTAATAAAAGTATATGACACATTAAACAAAAAATTAGAAAAAACGAATGATACTTCTTTAAAAATGACTTTATTTGATATACAACCTTAACTATTTCTATTGTAATATTTAATACATATAAAACTAGATATCAAAAATATTAGTATGTAGTTTTATATGTATATTATATAAATGACTATGAACTGTGGTATATCGTATAAAAAGGTAAAAGAATTACTTGGATTAACAATGTTAGTATATGAATATGGTAATACATTCAAACTTAAAAATGATGAAACTATTGAACAGTTCTTAGAAAAATGTAATAAAGAAGAAATCAGATTAGATGATACATGTATGAAAGTTTTGAAAGATTTTACCGAATGTTCGCCAATGGGAACGGTAGAACTTTTTATTAGTGATCCGGAGACGGATATACAAGTTGGTATAACTAAAAGTGAAACAAATAAAAGAGTTTGTGTTATATTCAGAGGTAGCGAATCTAGGTCTGATTGGTATTATGATCTTATGATAACAAAAAAGAAAATTTCAAATGATGTTTACGTTCATTCTGGGTTTTACCATCAATTACATACTAATAATGTATATGATAATATAGTATCCAAAGTAAATAAAATACTAGAAGAAAATCCAGATTATGAAGTATTTGTAACAGGTCATAGTCTTGGTGCAGCTTTATCTACATTGTTTGGTTATGAATTTGCACTAACTACAGAAAAAAATATATCAGTAGTATCATTTGCAAGTCCCAGAGTAGGAAATTGGAATTTTAAAGAAGATTTTGAAGCGAGAAGTAATCTTTGTCACTTTCGAATAACAAATAATAGAGACATAATTACCGCAACTCCGATGTATAAATATTACCATTGTGGTAAAAATATTTCGTTATATGATAAAAATCTTATAGTTAGTGAATGCAAATCTATATCATGGTTTAGATATACAATATTTTATTGTTGGAGTGTAGCAGACCACGGTGTAAAATTATATTATGATAGATTATTAAAAAATGTTTGGGAATAAATTTATACAAAATATATATAGATACTGGAAAACGCGTATATTACCAGAAAGATCTGGATTTCCTGTAATAGATTGGAGAAAAAGTCAATGTTTGTATTTAGACCAATAAAATTGAAATCGTCCTCTTCTCCATTCCGATAGATACAATAAAATGGAAGAACCAGTTTCACCGAGAATGGTAAATAACGTATCATTTGAAAATGATTCAATGGCAGAAATAATCTTAAATAAGGCAGGGACTGCACTCGATTCAATTAAAGAAAGACTGGGTAAATCAAAAATTAATGTTGGTGATGCATTGTTAGATTTTACCAATTACAATGAACAAAATAATTATGAATTAACTCAACGATTTTGTTTGATATTTTCGATGCTTTATAATGCAAAAGACAGATTAAATGAAATTGCTCCACGAGAAGAAGGAGAACCAAGTATTTACGACGCCTTAAATAATCGTATTATAGGTATTTACAATGATAAACTAGGATAATCGATTTAAAGAAAAAAGGTAATAAAATATAATGATTATTTCAAAATATGTATTACCTAGAATACATCCAAATATAATACAACGAACCCCGTTTTTTTGTTTAAATGAAGATGAAACATATTATAACGACGAATATAATATCGAAGAGATTGAACCCGAAACAATCGATTTAAAAGATAATTTAATTGTGCAAATTTGTACGAATCCGTGTTACTTATTTTTATTTTTATGTATGTATAGTATTTGGTTAGGTACATATTCAAAACGTCAAATTTACGAAGCGTTTCAAAAAAAAATTGATTAAGATTTAAAGTAACTTTATTATAATATAGTATAATTATGAGCGAACTTTATCCAACTGTATCTAACGAATGGCAAGAAGAATCGAATCGCGAAGTAAACTATGTTCTATACATGCGTGTATCCATGGACAATGACGTAACAAATCAATACGTAGAACGGATAAATACACATAATCAAAGTTTACAAGAAAATACATTTATGGATAGTGGATTTGATATTTTGGTATCAGAAGATCAAACTATGGTTACACATAAAGTAAATAAAGTCGATTTTAAAATTAAATGCGAAATGAAAACAAAAGATGCTTCTGGACAATGGATTCCTAGTGCATTTTATATGTATCCGCGTTCTAGTATTTCAAAATCAAAATTTCGCTTGGCAAATAATGTTGGCATTATTGATAGCGGATATCGTGGAAATCTAATGGGTATGTTTGACGTGATTTATTCGCAGGAAAATATAATATGTGAAAAAGGAACACGATTGTTACAAATTTGTACTCCAACATTGGAACCATTCAAGATTGTATTATTGGAGTCTGATTCACAATTATCAAATACCCAACGCGGAGATGGTGGTTTTGGTTCTAGTGGAGGAACATCTGCATAAAATTGATTTATAAATATATTAAATAATAATAGATAACTCATAAGTCATGACTTTGCAAATTTACATTGGTCCAATGTTTGCAGGAAAAACGACTAAAATGATACAAATGTTTTCATTTGACTCGCATGCAAAAATAGCGATTGATTATAAAGATAATTCACACGAAGTTACAATCGAACCTTTGCGAAATCATAATAATTTTACGTTGGATACTACGTATAAAACAAAACATTTAAAATCATTGTGGGATTATGATACTACATTAATTCGTTCTCAAAATATATATATTAATGAATGTCAGTTTTTTAGCGATTTAAAAGAATTTGTCCTCGACTGTCTGAAAAAAGATAAAAATGTTTATTTGTATGGTTTGGACGGCGATTACAAACAAACTATATTTGGTCAAACATTTGAATTGATTCCTTATTGCGATTATATAGAAAAAATAAAGGGAACCTGTCATTGTTGCAATAACGAATCGCTTATTTCTTATCGAACCTCTTCGCAAAAAGAACAATATTTACCAAATAATGATTGTTATATACCATTGTGTTTAAAATGTAGACACGATATGTAATAACTAAATATATACGATAGATATATTAATTTAAAATAAAATTTTAAATTAAATGACGTGGACGATGTCCCCATATGAAAAATATTTATATATAACGTCTCATTTTTTTTTAATACCTGTTTTTTTGTCTATTTATATGGAAAGATATGATATATTATGGGTAACAACCTCTATATTAGTTACAAGTTTATTACGATGGGGTAAACCAGATGAAATCATATATCAATATATTGATCATAATTGGGTAAAAATAATTTTTTTACTTGTTTTTATGAGCGGTGTTGATATATTTATGACAACAAATGTAGACGAACTGTTTATCATATGGTATTATGGTTCCATATTTTCTATTTTATTTTATTGGTTAATGGAATGGGTATTTATATTTATACATCCAAAAATAATTATTCCACTGCATATGTATGTGCATTTTTATACAATTATATTAACAATTATATTATTTCATATTGATTATAATTTGAATCAAACTATATATAAATTTAAAGATTTCCTATTTCGTTTTATGTAAGCATTTTTGTATTTGTTGTAATTGAATACAATATCTGTGTACTTTTTGTTTTTCTTTATGTAATTCCATTAAAAGACGATCGCGATTTTCGTATTCTTTTCGTAATAGTTCTTTATATGTAATTAATTCACTTCTCAATGACTCATTTTTAACTTCTTCTTGTGTTTTTGATTTACGTTTTAAATAATCAAACTTTTCATAATTTACAATAGGTCTATGTATAGGTTTGTTTTGTTCTCTTTTTATTCTACGCTCATCATCAAAATGTCGTTTCCAATAATGACGGTCCATATATAAAATGGAACTCTATCTTTTTATATAATTATAAAAAAAAGGTTAAATTATTTTAATATAAATATTTTTTATTCATCAAATCGTTCATTTGGAAATCAAACGCAAAATGTCTTTTTCTGGCAAAATAGGTAGTTTTATTTTTTCATAATTTCCATGTTTGTTTTCTGGATGAATTACGACCAAATGAAGATCTCTAACCGTTTTGTTATATTTTGTTTCCAATACATATTTGTAAATATTCAATTGAAGTGCATAGTGCCAATAATTTGTATCATGAATGTGCTGTAAACCATCAATAATACAACGTTTCCCAAAATTATTTGTTTTTTTGATTTCTTCACAACGTTTCCAATCTAAAATACTTAGTGTTCCATCTTCATTAATGACCACAAAATCAATGGAACCACTTATTTTATGATCTTCGTGATATACATTCCATTCTGTGCGATATGGAATCAAATCCATATGTTCTTGTATAAAATTTTTAAAATATTGATATTCGGTTGTATCTTTGTAAGATTCGATCTTGTCCAAATGAATATTATTATAATAAAACTCAAACATTTCGTGCATTGCTGTCCCCATTTTTGCTGCATTCTGACCCTTATCTTTCCACATTTTTTTAATTTCTTCTTTTGTTTTTCCAAAATATTTTGATTCGGACCATTTTGGAGATGCCATCATTGTATCAATTACTTTGTTTGCGTCAAATTTTTCAAATGCCCTATGAACCAATGTTGTAACAGAAGTATATCCAGTTTTACCTCTTACATAATAAATATGTCCTTGTTCTTGAAATTTAATATGTCCATCACGAGGATGCGCATTTGTATCTTTAAGTAGTACCATGGTCGCCATATATAAAAAGTTATAACATACTTTTTATATATAATTTAAAATCAATTTTATTCTTATACGTTTGCCAATACTTCATTTTCACAATTAACTAACTGTGTATTTATATATTCATCAATAATATCTTCTTCGATTGTAATTGATTCTCCTAATTTAAGATTATTCATAATTTCTTGTTTCGTTGGATTTCTCATCATTTCGCGCTTAAAGTTATTTACAAATTCTTGAATTAACTTCTTTTTCATGTCGCGTGCAACTTCTTCGTTGTTGTCTTTAACGTGTATTACCACATCTTCTACCATTTTCTTAAAATCAGTATGTTTCTTTTCTGTTTCGTCTTCCTTAAATAAAGACATTTCAATTGATTCTAAAGCGTCGCAGATTTCGGGTTTTTTCAATTGTTCAAACATTTTTCTTTTATTTTCATCTAGTTTATCATTAAATGTATTATCAAACATTACAATTACATTTTTATCGATATTCGGACTTGTTTCCATCAAACGATCAAATTCTTCAGTGCACGATTTTAAAAAATCTTGTACACCTTGTCTTTCGCCTGGATGTTTTGATAATTCTACTCTAATTTTTCGGTAAAATTTATCCCAAGAAATTGAACTTACTCGATGCGCTTCATTTAATTCTGATATTTTTAAAAATTGTTGAATTGTTGTAATAATACCCGCAACAATATTTACAAATCCAATACCCATTGAATAATATCCTCGGTAAGCTTCCGGAACTCGGTCTTGGGCGAAATTTGCAGTTCCTGTTAAAGTACTCATAATAATAACTGGAATTGTAAAATATGCGTTTACTTTATTGTAAATATTATGACTTTTTGAATGCAACCAGCGGTAACACATTGCTTTATCTCCCCAGTCAACAAGAATTTTTTCGTGTTCTTTTGTCCAAGAATTTGGTTTTAGTTGTAACATATTTTTATCATCCATTATATGTATATGGATAAAAATATTTCGGAAACAATACTTGTTAATTTTGATAATTTAAAAGAGACGCGTTTAAAAATAAAGCAAAGTTTTAATGAAATTGACATTATTAAAAAGGCAATTAAACAAAATTACATTCAATATATTGAACAAGAAAATACAAATTTTTTCGGATTAGATTCTTTTCACTTTCAAAACAAAGCAATTGAATTAGAATATGAAAATATGTTACGTTTGTATCATTTTATTGATAATCGTATTTATGGAGATTACTATAAATTATTTTTAATGATTAGTGAAAGTTTACGAGAACAATTATCAGAACCTCAATTATACAAATTAAAGGAATTACAACATTTGGAAAATTATCCAATGTATAAAGATTTAGAACCATTTAAAATATATGAATTTGACTTAATAAATCAAATTCATCAGGATATTATTTTAATATTATCCACGGTAACTGAAATGGTTCTTGAAAACGATATTTCGATTCGAGAACATCAAAAACATTTAAAATTGGGTATGAATATTGATAATTATGTTATTAATCAACAATATAAGAATCATCATTTAAAATTAAGCAATGATTTACATGAAAATTATCTTCAGGTATTCCATACTTATCACGATACATGGTTAAAAAAATATTACGAAAAACTAGATTTATTTTATAAACAAATATCACATCATCGCGAAGAAACAATAGAACAAAATTGGGATTATAATGAAGATGAAAATAAAGTAATTAATTCTCCTAAAAACGAAGTAAAAACAACGAATGACAATATTTCTACGCTAGATATATTTCAACCAGACGAAAAAAATGCTCAAAACCCGTCAAATCATAAAACAGTCAATAAAGATGACGAACGTATTCCAGATATTCAAATTATATTAAAAGATAATATTGTCGAAGAAGATATATCTGCAAATAAAGAAGAAGATATATCTACAAATAAAGAAGAAGATATATCTACAAATAAAGAAGAAGATATATCTGCAAATAAAGAAGAAGATATATCTACAAATAAAGAAGAAGATATATCTACAAAAAAATCTACGGTAATGTTTAAAAAAAAGAAAAAAAACAAGAAATAATTAATATTTATTTTTTTTATCTTTTTTTATTTTTTTTAAAATATTTATAATTTTTGGTTTTGAAGTAAGTATCATAAAAAAATATAAACCAACATTAAAAACTATTTTTGGATATGTAAACATCACTAATTGTTCGCGATGTTTTGCTTGACATGGACATTTTTGTTGTTTCATTTTTGAAAAAAAGTTTAATAAAATATAATCAAATAAAAATGTAAATGCATATCCAATGCTAATAATAACAACAAAACGATAATATATATTATCTACGTTTGATCCACCTTTCATTGATTTTTGAAATGCTTTAAACAACGATATAAAATTATACATTAAAAATAAAAAGGACGAGTAAAACAAGAAAAGAAAGGAATTTTCCTTTTTAAACCCTTCGAGTTTTTCACATTCACATGAATTTTCATTTAATTTATAAAATACAAAGAACGCATATCCATAAAAAATGGCAAAAATAAAGTGAACTAAAACCGGGTAAATATACTTCATTGTATATATATCATATTATTTTATATAACGGTATTTCACATGTCCAATTAAACTAATAATTATATCTATACTAATCGGGTAAATAAATTCATATTTTTTTTTATATATTAAATAACTAGTAATGATAAATAATACACCATGAATTGGACGTAACCAATGCCACCAGATTGTTTGATTAAATGCTCCATATATTCGTTTTTTTGTAATAAAATGATAAAAACTACCAATACCTAATACAAAAAATAATAATGAAAAAAATAAATGAAAATAAGTTGTTTTTAAAGATAAAAAGGACAAATATACCAATAAGATTCGGAAGGAAATGCAAATAATGTATAAAAATGTTATTATCATAATAATATATAAATATAGATAATATTAATATATATATTATGTTCAATATATAAATCAATAAAAAATAATTATTTTAGTATATATATAATAAATATGATTGTAACTACAATTCTACCTATCTTTTTCCTCTATTTTGTCTTATTAAGTGGTTATTGTTCGGAATTATTAAATTGCAAACTTCAAAAATTGATGGATCACTTAATATTATTTCGTCATTTTTTAATTTTTGCAGCCATTTATATATTTACATTTGTTTTGAATTGGTATACATTTGATTCTTTACAAATTTCACACGTTCATCATAATGATGAAGATGAATCATCACAACATAACAATCCAATAATTACAAAAGAATTTAATTTTAAAATGCTTATTGATTGGTTTATTCAATCTTCTATTATTTATGTTATATTTTTGATTACAACAAAAACAGAAGTATTTCAATTTATGACATTTTTTGGATTTGTTATTATATGTATTATTTGTCAACTTATTTTAAAATCAATTACAAGTAAAGAATATTCAGATATACATAATTTATTTTTCATAAATAAAAATGACTATAATGGAGCAAATGCACAAAATGCTATTTATTTACACAATACAACAACAAGTATATATATAATTTCGATTCTAGTTATTTTACAGGGATTTTATCAATATTATATTAGACAAAGACGCGAACATCGTAAACACTGGAGCACTATGAAATTTATATTTGGAACAAGTAGAAACGGAAAAGAATGTGCGAATCTTTAAATTGTTGTAAATTTAAAACTCAAATAAAGATAACTTGTTATTTATATACAACACCATGAGTGCTGTATATAAAATACCATATGAAAGATCTTTTGCGTCTCATCAAAAAGCAGAATTTTGGCATCCGACCATGAATGGGGATGTTGTACCGAGAGGGGTAGCTATGGGAACTCATACAAAATACTGGTTTAAATGTGATACTTGTAATCATGATTTTCATTCCTCGCTTGGTCATGTAAGTAACAAAACTAACCCTCGTTGGTGTCCTTATTGTCCACACAAAAAAATATGCGATGATGATAAATGTCAAATGTGTTTTAATACTAGTTTTGCTTCTCATGAAAAATCAAAATTCTGGTCAAATAAAAATAACAAAACACCCCGTGTTGTTTCAAAATGTACCAATAAAAAATATTGGTTTAACTGTGATAATTGTCCTCATACATTTGAAAGTTCACCGAATAATATTGTAAACGGTTCTTGGTGCCCATATTGTCCTATAGTGGGTGAAAAAAAATTATGCGATGATGACAAATGTAATTTTTGTTTTGAAAATAGTTTTGGGTCTCATTCAAAATCACGTTTTTGGTCAAACAAAAATAAAAAAACTCCACGAGAAGTGACAAAATCGAATGGGTTTAAATATTGGTTTAATTGTGATAAGTGTCATCATTCGTTTGAAATGAGACCAGGTGCTATTATTTGTCAAAATAGTTGGTGTCCTTATTGTGGACACAAATGTTTATGTCAAGAAGATAGCTGTGACTTTTGTTTTAATAATAGTTTTGCATCACATCCAAAAGAAAAATTATGGTCTATAAAAAATAAAAAATCACCTAGGCAATTATTTAAAAATGATACCAAGAAATTTTGGTTTGATTGTGATAATTGTAATCATTCTTTTGATATGACATTAAATAGTGTAAATACAGGTCAGGGTTGTCCTTATTGTAGTGGTCATACACGTTTATGTAAAGAAGATAGCTGTGACTTTTGTTTTAATAAAAGTTTTGCATCACACCCAAAAGCAAAATATTGGGCATCACGAAATAAAGAAAATCCAAGAGAATTGTTTAGAAATTCTTGTAAAAAATATTGGTTTGATTGCGATAAATGCAACCACACATTTGACATAAGACTTAGTGGAATAACAACACAGAATAACTGGTGTAGATATTGTAGTCATCATTTATTATGCAAAGATATGAATTGTGATTTTTGTTTTAATAATAGTTTTGCGTCACATCCAAAAGTAAAATATTGGTCTATTAAAAATAAAACATCCCCTCGTGATTTATTCAAGTATAGTGGAAGTTCTAGAAATGGTGAAACAAATAAATATTGGTTTGATTGTGATAAATGTAATCGTGATTTTTCAACATCGTTAGGTATTATACAACAAGGTTGTTGGTGCCCCCATTGTGTAAACAAAACCGAAGCAAAAATGAAAGACCATTTGGAGAGAGAAAAAGAAAATCTTTATATAAAGTCAATCAAACATCATTATAGACCAGAATGGACGAAAGTTCATGGCATGTATTACGAATATGATTTCTATATTGAACTGACAAATGGTGTTAAAATTATCATTGAAGTAGATGGTCGTCAACATTATGAACAGGTAAGCAATTGGCAAACACCATTATACAATCAAATTCGTGATTGCATTAAAGAACGTCTTGCAGGAAATCAAGAAATAAATCTCATTCGCTTAAATCAGGAAACCATATGGGAAGACAAGAGGAATTGGCAGCAAATTCTACATAGTTTCATCAAGAAAAAATATGTAAATAATGATGAGATAGAAATATATGACGCGTGTATATGGTGAATATGGATATATTTATTCTTTTATAGGGCAATATAATTGTCGATATTCTTGAAACATATGATTATTATATTGTGACTTACAAGGACCAAATGATTCTGGATTATTTGTCGTCGATGAATTGTTTATTTTCCGCAATTCTCCGCAATTTTGACAAGTCATAATTGTATATCCATAAATGCTTTCAAAATGTAAATCATGTCCTATTTGATTTAATTTTATACAACTATTTTCTTCTTGTTCGGATTCATCATTTATATCTCTATCTAATCCACAATTCATACAATATTCTTTTGTTTTAACTATAATTCCAGATAATCCATATTTCAAGTAAGAAATTGCCATTTTTTGAAATATTGTATTTTTAAACTGAAACAATGGTTCGCATATTGATTTGGGTTCTTCTTTTACGTCAAGATAATTTTGTAATATTTCAAATACTTCCTTATATATTTCTTTTACTTCATAGGGTAAAATACCTATAATCAGTTTTAAATCAGTTTTTATACTACTCATTGAAATTGTTTTACTTGGATTTCTCGCTAATATACTCCATAAATGATGAAAATCATCCGGAATAAATCCGTTTTTTAGTTCAGATACATTCCAAGAAATATCCATTTATACTATAAAATTAAATTATTATTATAATTCAATTTTATATAATGTACAAAAAACAAGAAGTAAAACGTCAAATACTTCGTAAACGAAGAAAAATAAAAAGAAAACGTCCTATTACCAAAAAACAACTAAAATCTCGACACAAATGTTAATGTAAAATTAAAGAAAATGGTTATCCAATTCGTTACGATTCTTGTGGGCGTCATTGTATCCTTCAAATATCAATCCTTTAATATTCATATTATAGATTCGATTCATTTTATTTGTTTTTTGATTGTTCCACATGTCTGGTTCAATTATAAAATTTGGAGATACAAAATCATTATATGGGTTTAAAAAAAATCCACCATCTACGCATTTATTACCTCTATAGGTATAATAAAATTTACCATTTGAAACAAATGGTAAATGTGAACTTGCAATACAACATTCTAAAATATCTTCTAAATCATAAAATTCATTTATAATATTTTTTCTAAATAAAGGCAAAGGAGCATATTTACGTTTTTTTGATACACAAATGTGTAATTGGGTTGTATTAAAATCATCTAGTTCAAAATTAGAAATAATTCTTTTTTTCATAGTACTTTCTAAATCATATAGATCTATATAATCAAATTGTTCTAATTCTTGTGCGTGTTGCAAAAATAATTCATCTTTCTTACATGATAAATATAAAGAATTCCACGCTCCAGCGCTAGAACCGTAAAAATGCCAATTTTCTAAATTATAATTTGATTTTATATATTTTGTAATTCCCATCATATAAAACCCCTTTAATCCACCCGGTTTTAATATAAGGGATTTATACGCAACTGTAATATTTATGAAATAACATAAAAAAATCCATAATATCATCTTATGTTATAGTTAGGTTTTCTTTTTATAAATAAAATTAATTTCTTTTTTTGTTCTTCCCGCTTCTTCTTTTTGCGGTTTTTCTTTTATCTCCCTTTTTAACATAACCAAATTTACCTTTTACTGCGAAATATCCGTGTTTTTCTAAACGTTTTTCTTTTTTGGCAGTCATGTGTTTTTTACGCGATACAATGTATCCTTGTTTATTTTTTAACAAATCTTTTTTCATTAATCCACCCGAAGTTTTTTTCGCTTTTCCGTGAAAAACTTCTGCGCGAGAACCAAATGTTTTGTTAAAAGAACCCATGATTATATAATTACATTAGAAAAAAAATTAAGATCCTGTATAAGTATCAGTTCCTTTTACTTTTGGGGAAGTTCCATTCCAAAAATCAGGAATATCATTAATTAATCCCACCCATGCGCCTTTCATAAGAACATGTATTGAATATGATGATGTAGATAAATCTTCGTCGGATGAATTTACTTCGTGGGCGTGATAATGATAACCATACGAAATTTCTGCTTCATCATCGTCGCTGTGAGTATGTCCACCAAAGTCGTCTAATTCAACATTATAACCATACATAGTGCTATAATCGCTTTCGTATTTACCAAACAACGCAACGCCATCATAACCAAATCCAATTAAAGGTGGGTGACTCTTATCGACATAATCGCTAATATTATAGAGGTTTAATCCGTTATTTGTTGCACTATGCCCATCTGCGTGATAATGTAATTGTAATCCTTGTCCTACATGAATACCTGTATTTGTAATTTCTGCTTTTTCTTGTGCAACCGTAAGTGTGTTGTTTAATACTGGATAAATTGGAACTCCGTCTATTGCAATACCAATGGATGAAATACTTGCATAATTATAAGCACTATAATCATCACTCGACGATGCATCATCTCTTAAATTATTGTAACCCGAAACAGTTGTTAAATCATTATCGGTGACACTGGTAATTGTTCCATAATTTTTTAAAGGAATTTTAATTAAATAGTCCGCCAATATTGCATCACGGGTTACAGAAGAATTTGCATAATCTGATGTGCCATCTCCCGGTGGCACCGGAACATCGATTAACCGATTTGGTCCTTCTGAAATTGAATAAGACGCAATAACCATAAATGGATGATAAACTCCATCAGTATCACTTTCATTTGTAAAATATACATATGGCGCTGTATTCAGTCCGAGTTCACCATTTACAATTGTATTTGATTCTAATATACTTGATAATAATGCTCTTCTGAACGACAAATATAAATTTGTGCTATAACGCAGTGTTACCCCTGTATCAACAATATCAGATAACATAGAGATTGCAGCAGTTTCAGTTGTATCACTTAATCCAGATTCAGTCACTTGAGAAGCATAAATAGACCCTATATTGCTTGCCGTATTTCCATTATAATGGTCATTATTATCAATTGTATTAATAGACGGAACTAAATTTTCCCACGCAACTCTAGAATTCGTTACATAACTTACATTTAATGGATTAAAATCAGACGGTATTGATAAGTCAATGCTACTTTTTAAAATTATTACGCTGATACTTGTGGTAAATTCTGGTTCTTCTTCGCTAAATGTATTAGTAGAGGTAGAAAAACGATATCGTTTATAAGGTGTTAAAGAATTACTTGAAATACTAAAAATAATATATCCAGAATCGTCATTGCGATTAATACTCCATGCATCACTAAATGTTAGTTCATCATCTACGATATCTAATGAATACATGGAATGTAATTCACTATCAAGGCGATAATAACCGGTGTTAACTGTGTCTTCAACTATTTGAAATGTGGATGATAATAAATTATTATAAGTATTAATATTTGAATTACTTGTAAGATTAAATGAATTATCAATGGACATATAGGAAGAAGAAGAACTTTTGTAAATAAGAATACGTGTTAAATCTGTAAAAGTTGTTAATAATGAAGTTGTTGGACTAATCGTTTGTGAAAGAATTGTTGCAAAATTATAAGGTGTATTATACATATCATAACTAATATCTTCTACTTCGATTATTGCATCATTAATAATTGTAGTAATATTGGTTGTTCCTGTTGCATAATCTGAATCATCATTTGTAATATCGGTTTCAATCAAATCAAGTGTGGTTTCAATTGAATTCATATTTAATTTTACTCTTTCATCCGTGTTACATATAGATGTATAAGTAAGTAAACGTTCCATATTATTAAATCCGTATTTTTTACAATAGATACCGCATTCTCCAAAATCACCATTAACATCAATAAATATGCTATCATAATAAAAATTATAAGAACCATCTAACGATGTATCATTTACATCGTCGCTTAATCCTTGTAAATAAAATGTTGTTTGTTTATTTGGATTTCCGTAAATATTGATTAAATTTTCTTTTCCTTTATTAATAATTGTAATCGGATTTGAAAAATCTTTATTAATAATTGCATATGTTCCATAATATAATCCGTATTGTTTATTAGAAACATATCTATCTTTGAATATACTTCCCCTTGCCCGAACACTAGAATCTTCAAAAAAAAATTTAGGACCATCTATCATAACCATCCTCATTTCTGAAATAGGTGGAAGACATTCGATATTTGTAGAATAAAAAGGTGGAATTGGTTTACCAATTTTATATTTTGGTTTTAATAAAATAGTTTTACAAACCATTGGAAAAAAATCGAACGAATCTTTGTATTTATCGAGTTTGTCGTAAATATATATTTTATATAATGAGAATGTAGAACTCGGTTTATAAATTACACATGCTCCTGGATATCCAGGGGTTCCTATAAAATAAATATTTTCAACATCTTTAAATTGATATTTTTTTTCACTTAGAGACATTTGATGTCCTAAATTAGATGGATGCGAAAGATCAAATTTATATTTTTTACCAGGACAAATTAAATAATGATTTTTAAAATTTGAAATTACAAAATTATTCCAATCTGGATGTTCGTTACAACCAATTGTTGATGTTTTGCAATAAAAAATAAAATCTGGATTATACAGTAATATTGTTATTTTTGCTTGTTTTATATCATTTATTTCTTGGGCGGTTTTTTTATATATACCAAGTGTTTGTTTTTCGGAATCAGTTAATTGAGAAATAATTATATTATACATCAGTGTATATCTTCCCCTTTCCGTGTTATTTACTCTATTTGAATTCACAATTCTTTGAAAATATTTATCATATGATTTTTTTCCAATTTGAAAAATCAATTCTTTATTTGTAGTTTCATCTAATGTTTGTATTTTTGATATAATTTGATTTGTTTTTGAATTATTATAAGTAATGGATGATTGTGATAAAATCATTTTTGATTGAAGCACTTTTAATGGTATTTGATTTATATGAGAATTCGTTTTGGGTAAACATCTACAGCGTTCTTTAAAATTATATATAAATTTTTGAATTTTATCTTTGGAACGGGGCGTAGATGGTTCTTCGTCGTCGCTGTCACTGTCGTCGCTAACATCTGGACTAGTAACTGGACTAGTAACTGGACTAGTAACTGGACTAGTAACTGGACTAGTAACTGGACTAGTAACTGGACTGGTAACTGGACTAGTAACTGGACTGGTAACTGGAGTATCGTCATCTCCCGGTAAAGGGGAACCATAAATAATACCATGTCCAGCATAAGAATCTGGACGTTTCAAACTATTATTTTTAATATTTGCAGTTACATAGATAAAATAATTAAGATTACTATTTAAATTGGGTATTGTCCATTCGTTTATAATATTATTATTTATTTCGCTATCATAAATTACATGCGAATAAATAAACTCGAAGTTCGATGCATTAAATGCAAAAATATGAATATTTCCATCTATTCTAGTATCTTGCGATATGTTAATTATATATGGTAACGGATGATCTCTGTTATCATGTGCAACAAACCCATTCCATGAAACATACAGACTGTTAATTTGTGGGACAATTTGTAAAGAGATTGTTTCAAAATGATTTATGTAGACCACATTAACATATCTTGTTGTCAATGCCGTAACATTTTCAGTTGGAAATAAATCATTTATACCAAAAGTATCATCAAATTGATACGTTATTGTATAATTTCCAATTTTTGTACTATCTATATTATCAGATACCTGTATATTTTCAATATTCGAATTTCCGTAAATATTTGTTCCACTGTATCCTGGTTCAATATAATTTATATTTATTGGTATATTTATTGTTGTTTCTCCTGAAAGAGTAATAATTGGTCTTTTTATAATAAATACATTACGAGTAACCGTTTCAGCGCTTAAATTATTAGAGTCAACTACATTATATTCTCTTGTATATTCTCCTGGTGTATCATCTCCAACCTCAACATTTCCTGTAATAATAATATCATTTGTTATATCATTATTTAAAGAATCGTATGCAATTGCTCCATATTCAATATAAGTCGAATCCACAAATAAAACATTTGATGAATCTGTTAAAATTATAAATGGGGGCGAAGTCATAATATATATTCATTTTAATAAAAAAATTGAATTAAAATGAATTACATAATATATTACAAAGATGTCTACATTGGAAAATACGTATCAAAAAAAAACAGACAAAGAGCATATTTTAGATAATCCAGATACGTATGTCGGTTCAATTGAAAATGTAGAGCAACCTCTATATATCATGGACGAAGATGGTAAAATTGTTGAAAAAACCATGGAATATAATCCCGGATTATTTAAATTGTTCGATGAAGGTATTGTAAATTGTCGTGATCATTATATTCGCATGAAACAACAATCGGGTGGAGAAAAAGTAAATCAAATCCATATTCAAATAGAAGATGGTAAAATTACAATGTACAATAATGGAAATGGCATTGATATAGAAAAACACCCAACCCATCAAATTTGGATTCCCGAAATGATTTTTGCACATTTGCGAACTTCAACAAATTATGATAAAACACAAAAAAAAATAACAGGGGGTAAAAATGGGTTTGGATTTAAATTAGTATTAATTTGGTCTACATATGGAAAAATAGAAACGATCGATCACACTCGTGGTTTGAAATACGTTCAGGAATTTGAACAGAATCTAGATATTATTCATAAACCAAAAATCACAAAATCGAAATCAAAACCATATACAAGTGTATCTTTTATTCCAGATTATAACCGATTGGGTATTTCAAGTTTAACTCAAGATATGATTTCATTGTTTCAAAGACGAGTATACGACATTGGTGGTATTACTCCAAAGGATGTAAAAGTAAAATTTAACAACCAATCGATTAAAGTAAATGATTTTAAACATTATGTTCAACTGTATTTATCAGAAGAACAAAAAAAACAAACTTTGTATGAAGAAACCAATGAAAGATGGAGTTATGCAATTTGTTTAAATCAAGAATATAAACAGGTTTCTTTTGTCAATGGTATTCATACAAGTAAAGGTGGAAAACATGTCGATTATATTGTAAATCAAATTACTAAAAAAATGATCGCTTATATTTTGCAAAAAAAGAAAATAAATGTTAAACCCGCAATCATTAAAGAACAATTTATGATATTTGTGAATGCAGTTATTGAAAATCCTAGTTTTGATAGTCAAACCAAAGATTATTTAAATACAAGTCCAACCAAGTTTGGGTCAACGTGTGAAGTTAGTTCTTCTGTTATTGATAAATTGGCAAAAATGGGAATTTTGAACACGTCGTGTGAGTTAACCGAGATCAAAGATAAAAAAAATGCAAAAAAAACAGACGGAAATAAGAATAAAACCATTCGCGGTATTCCAAAGTTGGTTGATGCAAATTACGCTGGAACACCGAGGTCAAAAGAAACAATGTTGATTCTTTGCGAGGGAGATTCAGCAAAGGCGGGTATTCTTTCAGGACTTATAAATAATGATCGTAATATTATTGGAGTTTATCCAATGCGTGGAAAACTATTTAATGTGCGAGGAGAAAATCAAAAAAGAATTAATGAAAGTAAAGAAATTACAGAAATTAAAAAAATCATGGGACTTGAAACGGGTAAAACATATTCAAATGTGAATGAACTTCGATATGGACGAATTATATTTATGACGGACCAAGATTTAGACGGGAGTCATATTAAAGGTCTTTGTATAAATTTTATTGCTTATTTGTGGCCGTCGTTGCTTCAAATTCCTGGATTTATTGGTTTTATGCATACGCCAATTTTAAAAGCAACTAAATTGAATAAAGTGCTTCAGTTTTATACACAAGGAGAATATGAAAAATGGAAATCCGAAAACAATGATGGAAAAGGTTTTAAAATGAAATATTACAAAGGATTGGGAACAAGCACATCAAAAGAGTTCAAAGAATATTTCAAAGAAAAGAAAGTTGTTTCTTTTGTTCACGAAATACAAGACGATTATTTGATTGATAAAATTTTCAATAAAACAAAAGCGGACGAACGAAAAAAATGGTTGACTTCTTACGATCGCGAAAGGTATTTGGATGTAAAAAATAAATCTATTTCATATAAAGACTTCTTGGACGACGAGTTGATACACTTTTCGAAATATGATTGCGATCGTTCTATTCCAAGTGGAGTAGATGGATTAAAACTGTCTCAACGAAAAATTCTATTTGCAGCGTTTAAAAAAAAATTATATCAAGAAATTAAAGTTGCTCAATTTAGCGGATATGTATCTGAACAATCTGGATATCATCATGGCGAAGCAAGTCTAAATGGTGCAATTGTAAATATGGCGCAAGATTTCGTGGGTTCAAACAATATAAATGTATTGATGCCAAACGGACAATTTGGAACCAGATTACAAGGGGGAAAAGATAGTGCATCAGAAAGGTATATTTATACAAAACTAAATCCATTGACTCGAAAAGTATTTCGAAAGGAAGATGATATGGTATTGAGATATTTAGACGATGATGGGCTAAGCGTCGAACCCATTTATTATGTGCCAATTATTCCGATGGTTTTGGTAAATGGTGCATTGGGCATCGGCACTGGATTCGCAACGACGATTCCATGTTTTGATCCAAAACAACTTGTTCAAATCATAAAAAAGAAAATTCGCGATGATAATCTAAAGATGAATTACGTCGAAGACTACATGAATCCATATTATAGGGGTTTTAAAGGAACCATCACAAAAATCGATAATTATAAATATATAACAACTGGATGCACACACGTAAAAGATAAAACAACTCTCGTAATTACAGAACTTCCTGTTGGTTTATGGAATGAATCCTATTTGAGTTTTTTGGAAAAATGCATTGATACAAAAAAATTTGAGTTAAAGGATTATAAAGATTTATCAACCGATAAAGACGTGCATATTGAACTTTACTTTACAAATAAAGTAAATCTTCAACAGAGTTGGACAATGGATAAGATGATTCAAAATATGAAATGCACTACATCATTAAGCACGAGTAATATGTATTTGTTCAATAAAGATGAAATATTGACAAAATACAATAACGTAAATGAAATTATTAATGATTTTATTGACGTTCGTATGGAATATTATGTAAAAAGAAAAGAGATGCAAGTAAAACAAATGGAATACTTAATGACGCTATATTCAAATAAATATAAATTTATAAATGAACTATTAAACGATAGTATTGATTTGCGAAAAAAGAAATCTCAAGAAATTGAACATATTTTGACAACTAAATTATACGATAAAATAGACAATAGTTATCAATATCTTGTAAAAATGCCCATGGATATGGTGAATGAGGAAAATATTATAAAACTAAAAAACGAATACGATTCTGCAAAAAAAAGTTTAGATGAGTTACTTTCAACGACTCCTGTTACAATGTATTATGAAGAATTATGCGAGTTAGAAAAATCGATTTAATTCGACTGTTTTGTCAACCGATAAATGAATAGGATGATCTATCGGAACAGCTAAAGTAGATATATCTTCTTTGTATTTCACATATGCCAATAATTCGCTATATACTTGCGGAACACAATAATCAATCACAATATCATTTAATGCCATAATTTGTTCCTTTATATTATTATTTTTATGAACCGAGTTTTGCAAAAAAATAGATCGCATGATAATTTTCAATTGATCATAATCTTGTTTATCAATAATATATTTTTTATTTGTCTTTTCAAAAATCTTTGCACGAATTGCATTTTGAATAATTTCTATATTTTCTAAAGAAAAATAAGTTTCACTCAAAAGCGTAGGAGTAAACATATATTGAGTTGCATTTGAATAATTTGTTTTTTCATTTTTCGGAATCATATCTTGAATAAAAAAAGGAGTTCCATTTTCTTTGGGATCTAATGAAATTCTTCCATTATGAGAAGGTATTTTCATCTTTTTATCAATTATATGCATTTTTGCAAAATCATTAATTTCACACATTTTTATTATATACAATATATATAATATTTTAATGAATTTTTACAAGATAATATGTATAATTACAATTATATTGTTAATTGCTTGTTTAACATCTATGGCAGTTGCAATGCAAACGTCGTCAAAAAAGGTAGTATTTCCTCCAAATTTATCGAAATGTCCCGATTTTTATAAAGACGATGCAAACGATATTTCTCTTTGTGTAGCAATGTATGAAACAAATAATACAACTAGTGAATGCCGAACCCCTAATTTTTCAGATTCAAAATATACAAACCCTGGTATGGGTCCAACTAGTGGAATTTGTGCAAAAAAAAAATGGGCGCAAGGTTGCAATGTAAATTGGGATGGAATTACAAATAATTCAGCGGTTTGTTATCAAACAAATGATTAAAATAAGTATTTAAAATTTAAGATTAAATACTTATAATGATTGACTATGATTCTATTTTTTCAAAACACCAGTCTGTTTTTTTATATGGAAAAACAAAAACTGGAAAAACATCTAGCATTATAAATTATGTAAAAAATAAAGAATATACATATAAATCGATACAAGAAATTAAAAATGATACTCAATATATAGAATTACTAGAATCACAAAATATTTATAAAATGTTTTATAGTGCAAAAAAAAATAAAAAATATATAATAATTGATAATATTGACTATCTTCAAGTAAATGATAAAAAAATGTTAAATTATTTTATTAAATTTTTTAAACATAAGGAACATCTAAAGTATAAAAACATATATTTTATATTTATTGGAATAAATAAAAAAGAAAAAAAAGTAATCGAATTATTTGAACACTTGGATTATACCCATGAATTTATAGGCAATGATAACGATTATGATAAAATTATAAAAGAAATTGTATTATCTTTATTAAATTTTGAAAAATTACACGTAAAAGGGTTACCTGATAAAAATATAATATCACTGTGTTATCATGAAAATATAATTAATATACTGAACAATGATTTAAAATTATATGAAAAATTTTTAAGTAACTTTTGCAGTGGTGATTATTATGACAGAATGTCATTTAAAAAACAATTATGGCAATTAAATGAAATTACGTTTTATTTAAAAGTTGTATATAATTCATATTTATTAAAAAATGAACCTTCTTTGAACCATGATATAAATATAGAATCCATTATTTTTACAAAAATATTAACAAAATTTAGTAATGAATATTCAAATCAAAATTTTGTAATTAAACTTTGTAATAAATTAAAATGTCAAAAAGAAGAATTATTTAATTTAATTATAACTGATTCTTCTGAATTAGATGAACTGAAAGCGCAAGAAAAGAAAAGACTTTTAAAATTATATAATTGACTTTAATTTTTTAATTGGGACGCCACATAATTATTAAATTCGGTCTGGTCTGTTACTTTTTTGCTACAATTTTCATTTAATAATGTATTTTGACTCGTTAGAATTGTTAATACGCTTAATAAAGCAACCCATATATATGTTCCAATTGTATCTTTAATTACGATATAACTCTTTATATCACTATTAAATTCAGCAGTCTTTATTTTAGGCTGTATACTTGGTGGCATATTTTTTACTTCACCATTTTCATCCAAAACTAATTCGTTTATAAAAACATCAGGATTATTATAAATGGTTGTATAAATTTTTTTTATATCATCGTTGTTTGTAATTTGTGAATCATTCGGGATAGGAAAATATTCTTGAAAATTATAACCCATCATTCTACACACTGATAATCCAAATGTATTTGAAAAACTTCTCTTCCATCCTTTAAACATATGTATTGAACCTATTCCTATTCCATAAATAAAAATATATGGAAATACAGTTGCCATAAATGCTACATTAAAATTCGCATTTCCGCAAATTAAATCATTTTTGGTTAATTGCATATTTGACGCAAATAAATATATAAAAAACAAAAGAGAAACAAATATTAATATAAATATAGAATTCTTATGTGCATTTGTCGTCCTATCAAATAGAAAACACTTTAAGATAACAATCCCAAATAAAATCCACAAATAAATGGAAACCATGTTTGGCGCAAATGAAGAAGATTGTGTATTAGACATAATTAATATATATAATTATATTTTATTCATATTACAAACAAAAAATATATTTTATTATAAATGTATGTTCCTAGTTTAGTAGAAAATAACATTAAGACCGTTTTAAACCATAATTTGCACGAATGTCATCAATTAAAGTTTAAATATTATAGTTTTTTTTTTAATTTATGTTGTTTTATTTTTGTAATTGGAATAATTGGTATCATTTTATATTATAAATACAAGGGTCAAATAAATGTAAAAGAAAAACAAAAAATGGAAAATCAAAAAAGAGATTATATTTTATACAATTTAAGAAAATTTCAAAATATAAAAAATAAATATATAACAAATATTCCCTTTCATTAGTATATAGCATGGATGAAAAAAAACATAATTTAGCACTATTTAAATTTTTTAGTAAAAAACGAAAATTACATAAAAATGAAATTGAACAAAGAAGTGAAATAAGAACAATGTTAATAAATAGAAAAAGAACAAGTGGTGTTACTAAAAAACTATATAATGCAATTATAAATCAGTTAAGAGAAACAAGACAATACAAATATGTAGTATATTTAGATCGATTCGTAATCCAAGATACAAATACAGAACAAGAAGAAGTCGTTGTTCAAAGATTTCCTAAATTAAATATATTAGATTCAATTCAAGAATGTGACAACGAATTAAATAAATTGAGTAAAGAATTATTAGATATCAAATATTCATATTTATTTGAATATAAAGAAATTCAAAATTACGAAGAAGACCACATTTCGTTAATTGAACCCAATGAAACAAAATACGAAGAACTTGAAAAAAAAAGAGAACAAATTAAAAAAAAACAAAAAACACCTTTTATACGAAATGAAACAACAAAAGAAGAAATAAAATTACAGCAGAGTAGATGTGCACAACAATTGAAAGAATATGATATTGATACACCAAAAAATAGAAAAATGGAATCTATGACAGAATATATCATGAAACAAAAAGAACTTGTTGATTTAATGTTAAAACCAATTATTTCAATTGAACACGATGATAAAGAACCTAAAAAAAAGGAAAAACAACCAATACTTGAAATCGAAGAACTCGCTCCTTTAGAAGAAGAGAAAAACGCAGGAGCAGAAGAAACGAAAAATTGAAACAGATAACAATTTATAAATAAGTGTAAAATATGAGCACTTATTTATATACTTTAGATGGTTGTATAGAGGGAAAAGTTATAAAACGTCCATGTAAAACATGTCGTTCTCCTTATGTTGCCGATGTATTATTAGAAGATAATACAGAAGTCATTGCCCACGCTCCTTCGTTGGGATGCTGTGGATACGCTGATGCAGAACAAGATGTAATTCTAGTAGAACATAAAAATCCAAAAAAATGTACACATGTTATACATTTAGCGAAACAATATGAAAAAAATAGTCATTATTTAATTGGAATTCATCCAAAAAGCGCCGAACATATTGTATCTTTATCTTTAACAAACGGTTGTATTAAAACGTTGGAGCATATTGAAAATCTAGAGCGAGAAAAAAAATTTCTAAATTCTCGTTTTGATTTTATATGTTTTGATAAAGATAAGAGAAAAACAATAATAGAAGTCAAGAATGTTCCTTGCGCGGATTATGAAGATATAGAACATAAGGAAAGAAAAAAAATGGACTTTTCGTCACGCGATATAAATAGTAAAATTGCTTATTTTCCAGATGGATATAGAAAGAAAAAAACAGACACAGTTAGTCCTCGCGCTTTAAAACATATTCAAGAATTAGAAGAACTAAAAAAGACAAATAAAGAATATAGGTGTATATTGATATTTGTAATACAGCGTAATGATATTACTCATTTTCAAGCGTCGAATTTAGATCCTTTATATAAAAATGCTCTATATTCTGCATTTAAAAATGGAGTAGAAGTTATACCGATTCAAGTGCATTGGGAAGAAAGTGGAATTTGTTATTACGATAAAATACTTCCTTTTCATTATTAATTATAATCTACAATATATGTATATGTTGTTTAAATATTTCGATTTTCGCTATTTTTTTATTAGTTTTGCAATTGGAATTTTATATATATATTTAACAAATGAATACAAAAAGGTAATAATATTATATCCAAATCCTAGTAATCTAGAAAAATATACATATGTTGATAAACAAAACAATTGTTTTCAATACGAATTAGATGAAACAAAATGTCCCGATAAATATGTGAATATTAATGTTGAATATTAATTTATTATATCCATATATAGTATATGCTTAAATTAGAAAAATTTTTTAAATCACCAGAAGGTATAAAATTATTTTCAATTATGCTGGGATTAGGTATTGCCGGGTTGTTTAAAATGAGTTGTGATAGTCGTTCTTGTTTAACATATAAGGGACCAGAATTTAAAGAAGATAATAAAGTTGTAAAATATAACGATAAATGTTACAATGTAAAAGAAAAAATGTTAGATTGTAAAGATAAAAAAGGAGAACTTATTTATTTATAAGTTATAACAAAAAAAAGAATATATTTTTTTTTGTTATATGGCATCAACTGACGACAATGATACTACAAATATAAGTGATTTACCAATTATTCCAAATAATAATGTAAAAAATAACGACGAAGTTATACAAAATTTAAATTTAACAACTGCTCAACGACAACAGGATTTACAGTCGGTTACCGAAAAAGTAATAGAAGAAAAAAGAGTTCGATTTACAGATGAAACCGGTAATAAAGACCAAGAACCACATACAACTTCTAAAAATATAGGATTTACTCTACGTTTAGAACATAAAGTGATTATATTAGCAACTTTTTTCTTTTTTGTTTTTATGGATGTTAAATTTAAAAAATATATTTTGAACATCATGGTCCCAATTTTTGGAAATTATTTAAAAACAGAAACAAATCAAATGAATTTATTCGGAATGTTTATGTATAGTTTATTTTATGCATCTATTTTATTAGGATGCGTCAGTTTAATTGACCTGACGTCTTTTCATTTGGCATTTTAATAATAGGAATTTGTATGTTTAATTTTTTTATTGTCTCTTCATCATTTTTATAATCATGCACATAATATATTTGTTTTATTCCTGATTGAACTAACATTTTTAAACAATGAATACATGGAAAATGGGTAATGTAGGCAGTTGCTTCATTACACGAAACCCCTCTTTTAGCGCAATCAATTATAGCATTTTGTTCAGCGTGAATCGTGGATATTTCGTGATCATGAACTACTATTGATTCATGTGGATGTCCAGATAAAAATCCATTATATCCTTGTGAAATAATACGATTGTCTTTTACAAGAATACAACCAACTTTTAAACGATTACAAGATGAACGAGTTGAAGTATATAATACAATATTTTTAAAATATTCGTCCCATGAAGGTCGGTCTTCCATGTTGTATTATATAATAACGTATTTAATTTGTTTTTTTTGTTTTTCTTTGATTCTTTTTAGGCGTTTGATTCTTTTTTTTTGTTACATTTTTTAATTTTGGACTATATTTAAAAAACCATTTTTTATATTCAACAGATTGTTTATTGTGTTTTAATTCATTAAATTTTTTTTGTTTCGTTCTTAAAATAGTCGGTAAATCTTCTTGATCTCCTAAACATGGTAATTTAAAACGTTCTAATTCTTTTGGTAATTTTTTGTTTGAACCGATGTATTTATTGTAATTATTAACAATTCGATTTAGTTTTGAAACCATAAGTAAAAGAAAATTATAATTGATTTCATTTAACTCCATTAACATTAAACTAAAATATAAATTCAATAACGTATCTATATTTCCAATACGCATTTTATTTTGTTTATACGTCGTCTCGATATAAGATAAGCATGAATTTGTTTGAAATATAATTCCAATTGATGTTTGTTTATAATAAATAAAACAATAATCCCCGATAAACTTATATTCTGATTGTTTTTTTTTTAATGTAATATCCGATATATTCAGTTTTCGAATTTGTTTTATTGTTTCTCCTAAATTATTACTATAAACTATAAAAAAGTCTTTTTTATTTTGTAAACATAAGTTGTTTATGTTTAAAAATTTCTTATAAATACACGCAATTAAATGAAAATTACATAATATTAAGTTTTCTTTTATAAAAAAATGATAAAGTAAATCGTATATTTTTTGAAATGATTTTGTTTTTATCTTTATATACATATTTTGACGTTTATGGAGAGGTTTTGATAAAATTGGGAAATACTGATTTAATAATTGCATACGTTCGTAAATTTTTTCCCATCTTGAAATATCCCCTTTTGGTCGCGCCAATTCTTGATGTAAACTCATGCGTAAATAAGATGGAGGAGTATATAAAATACCTTTTACATCAACCGCGTATTTTATTAAAAATTGATTAAATGAATCATGAATTTGTGTAATATCCGCAACAGGAACATAATTTACAAATACTTTATAGGTTCCAAAAGATACCGCATTTTTTCCTTCCACATGAAATATGTTTTCATTTTTAAATAAATTACACAATTCTTTTGCATCTTCTAACGCAGTGGGTGAAAAAAAATCATAATCTGGAATATCAACATCATAATCATAAAATTGTTTTTCTTTTGGTAAAATAGAATTAATTGCTGTTCCTCCATAACAAACTCTTTTTTTCTTCTTCATAAATTTTTCAACAACTTCCATTAAAGAATCACTTAAATAAGTTTGTTTTTTGTTTTTCTTTTGCGATATTTCATTTTCTTTTATTGATTTTTTTAAATAATCAATGTCCATTATATAAAAAGAAGAAAAAAGTTAAGAAATCCTTATTTTTAAAGGAAAGTCAATCATATGGTCTGGTTTTTTAATATATGGACTTGTAATCTCATTATTTTCATTACCATATTGATTTATAAAAAACTGATTATAATACAGTAAATAATCATCTAAATTTTGATAATTCATTCCTACGTATTGAGTGCCTTTTTTCATTGCTTTTGTAAAATCATAATTTGTATCTCTCGAAGACCACGCGGGCATACAGTAAGTAAGTTGGTCTTGTGCCTTATATTTATTTATATCATATCCACTATCGGTATCTGATAATTCGTTATTTCGATAATGACTAAAATCATTTCCGTATAAATTTACAATATCATCTAATTTACTTTGTTTAATTATATCATATGTTGGTTCGTCGTTTAAAATTACAAAGATAAATATTTTATTTTTTGTTTCTTTCATATCTATATTTGGAACTTGTTCGCTTCTATCATAATTCGGTCCATATTTTGATTTAAAATAAGTAGATGCAAACTTCGAAACTTGAAATGAACTCATTAATGTATTATATATTTGATTATAAAATGCCAATTGTTTATCTTGACGTGTTTTATTTGTTTCAGAAAGTTCTGTAGTATTATTACTTCCATAATGTAATCTTAAAATTAAAAACAACGGGTCATTTTTTAAGTTATTTTGAATTTCATCATTTTCGTCAATATAATCGTTTTGGAAATAATTATTATTTATATGATTTAACCCATTTTTAAATGTAATTTGATTATAACTTTCTTTATATGTGTTTATATTTATAGAAGTGCTTCCAATAATCGGTTCGTTCTTTATACTAAATAGTTGCATATCTAATGCGCGGACTCCATATGAAGCGCAATTTATTAAAGCGCATTTATCAAGATAATCATTTCTAAAATATCCACTACAAAAACAATTATAAGCAGTTTTAATATAAAAATCTTTTAATTTATAATTGTAATCCATTTGTGAACCTTGTCCAGTATTTAATTTTCCTTGAAAATAATTGTTTTGTATTAAATCGTCAATACTATAAAAACTGCTTATAATTTTATTATTTTTTTTAGCAGATTCTATAACTTCACAATTATTTTTTTTCTTTCTTATTTTGCGACCAATGTATAATATTAATAATAAAAATATAATAAAAAAGAAAATTTTCATTGAATTGTCTTTTATACCATCAATTAATGAGCTCTCGTTCGCAGAATTCATATTTACTTTATATCTATATATTTTTATTAATAATTTAAAACAATGGTATAATATTTATAAAGTATATATGCCAGGTGGATTATTAAATATAATTGCTTTTGGAAATGCAAATATAATATTAAACGGGAATCCAACAAAAACGTTTTTTAAGACAGTTTATGCAAAATATACTAATTTTGGTATACAAAAATTTAGACTCGATTATCAAGGTTCTAGAGATTTAGATCCAAATAGCGAATCGATTTATACGTTTAAAGTTCCAAGGCACGCTGATTTATTAATGGATGCGTATTTTGTGTTTAGTATTCCAGATATATGGAGCACTATTTTGCCTCCTACTATCGTAAATGATTGTTGGAAACCATATCAATTTAAATGGATTGAAAATCTAGGAGCAAGTATAATTAAAAAAATTCGTATTTTAATTGGAACTCAAGTAATTCAAGAATACAATGGTGAATATATAAGATGTATGGTTGAAAGAGATTTTACAGAAGAAAAGAAAAAATTATTTAATGAAATGACTGGCAATATAACTGAATTAAATCAACCAGAAATATATGGTGGGAATCGCAATAACACATATCCAAATGCATTTTATAATTCGGATGAAGCAGGCACAGAACCATCTATAAATGGACGAAGGTTGTATATACCATTATGCCCATGGTTTATGAACAATAGTAAACTATCAGTTCCATTAGTTTGTTTACAATATAGTGAAATTACAATAGAAGTTACATTGCGTCCAATTAAGGAACTATTTACAATTAATAATGTAGTGTCTTCTGAAAAGGACGTGATAAATGTAACAAATGCTGATAATGTATATGAGAATGTTTTAGAAATTTTTTATAAAAGAATTCAACCAAATTTTGCAATAGAACGGCATAATATGTACAGATTTTTACAACCACCACCAACAATTGAATTAAATGAAGACGATTATTCAGATAAAACCACAAATTGGAATGCAGATGTTCATATTATTGCTAATTATGCATTTCTAACTCCAGAAGAAAATAAAATTTTTGCATTAAATGAACAAAAATATTTAATTAAAGATATAAAAACGACGGAATTTCGAGAAATATCAGAAACAAACAAAATAAAAATAGAAACAAATGCATTAGTTTCAAATTGGATGTGGTATTATCAAAGAAGCGATGTATATAAACGGAATGAATGGGGAAATTATACAAATTGGGAAACAAGTATTATTCCATATACATTAACAAAAGGAGAAATAGAAACTCCATTTACATTAGAAAATGTAGAACTTGGGCCGGGGCGAGATATTATACGAAATGGTCTAACTGATATATTAAGAGTGCCAACAAATCATCGTTTTGTACCAGTATATTCTATAACAAATAAAAAAAATATTTTATCTACATTTTCCATACATATTGACGGTAAAATAAGAGAATCTGAATTTGACGGAGGTGTATATTCTTTTATTGAAAAATATAGAAGCACAAAATCTAGCAACAATAATGGAATTTATCATTATAATTTTTGTTTAGATACTACAAATTATTTACAACCAACTGGTGCAATGAATTTAAATCGTTTTAAAAATATAGAATTTGAAATGACAACATTAACGCCACCAGTAGATCCAGATGCGGAATCCCTTGTTTTGTGTGATGACGATGGTGGAGTTATTGGTGTTACAAAATACAATACAAATTATTTATATACTTACAATATGTATTTATTTGAAGAAAGATACAATGTTTTGAGATTTATTTCGGGAAATGCTGGATTATTATTTTCAAGATAATTGTTTGTTATTATATATATATTATTATATATATAGATATCTAATATGGGCGATATAGAGGAAAAGGTAGATTTAATTACAGATGATATTATAAATCAAGTAACTGCTAGTTCAATTAATAACGATGATTTAGATGCGATTGGTAGTTATTTAAAAAAAAAAATAGAAACCAAACCGTATTCTGTATCAGAAGTTAATTTGGTAATTCAAGGTTTAGAAAAAAACATGAATAAGGTAAATTTCAATAAAAAAGATATAAAAAATATTTCTAAAAAAGTAAAACAAGATCTTATAATAAACAATAATAGTTTAAACCCATTGAATGATTTAAAGGGTTTGTCGACAACACAAAAAATCAAGACTATTTTTAAAATAATAGGAAGAACTATTTTAGATATATTAGATGATTATGTTGTATTATTAACAACTGTATTTATTTTATTAAATCTTCATTTACGCACAAAACTACCATCATCTATATTTTATCCAAGTAATCCAAATACATATCCATATGTATTTTTTGATAGCAGTAGTCGAGTAAAACAAAGATATTTAACATCGTGTGTAGCAACAGACGGATATTTAATGGGCGATGAAGTATTTGAAGACACCCCTGCGCGTCATTTCTCAAAAAGTGGAAAATTTGAAGTTAACAAAAAAACAAATATATGTAACATAAATGATCCACATAAACAAACACAAGAATGTAATGCGAATATTGATATGAATGATAGTTTTGGTAAATTTTTCCAACAAAATATTTCTTATGAAAACATGAATTTTTTTGCAAAAAAATTTATAGACTCAAATAGTTCAAAAACATCAATGGATTTAAATTTGTATAGTTTGATTAGTTATCTAGCGTTGTTTGTAAATTATAATGCAAATGGAAATATGCAAAGTGTAGACAATATGTTTAAAGGATTATTTAAAATTATATTTTCAAAATCGTCCATTAGTGTTATTTTTACTTTAATGTTAAGTTGGTTGTTTTATAATATGTTCCAAAATACGAAATATGTATTTAGTAACATGGTTCAAAAAACTCTATTCAGTGGTTCTGTAGATATAGGCAATGCAAATAAATATAATATATTAGGGAAATTTTTAAATATAATTTCAGGAGTATTTTCACCATTTTTAGTATTTTTTAAAATTATTTTTATGTTTATATATCCATTTGTATTGTTTCATTATTTTTGGGGATTTATAAATTATTCTTCTTATGCGTCATCTTTTCTAGTTAAAATAATTTGTTTTTTCGGAATTGCTTACGCTTTATTAAATTTCTTATCTTTTATGTTAGTATTATTTCAAGTATTTCAAAAAAATAATAAAAGTATTGACGATGTATTTTCTGAGTTTATAAAAGAAACTGTATTTTATGTAAAAACTGGAATTAAATGGTTAACCAAGGCAGTTTATGGAGTCCAAGAAGCAACTAAATCTGGAAAAGGAAAAGGCGCCCGTAGAAAGGGCGCCGAATCATTTGTTGGAAAAAAGAAAAAAAAGAAGAAAAAATCAGGAGACGGGGGCGGGGA